GCCGGTTTCAAAGAGAAGGAACTCACAGAGGCGCGTAAGATTCTACAAGAGAGTGTGTGGCCGAAGGGTGCTAAGAAACTTAAGGGGTTCCGTTATTCCTCCATGTAATGTCCATCTCCTGTATACCATCCTGCAAGGCCAATTGGTTGGTCATGAATGGTATTCTCCAATGGGAAGAAATTAAAGAGAAAATAGGCGTGTTCAATATCTGTATGTTTGAAAATATACGGATGTGTATTCAGAACTAGATCGAGTTTTCTTATAAAGTCATCAATCTTTGAAGCAGGAATACGGTAGTAACGTGTTTCAAAGAGACCCTCTCCTTTTTCAGCCCATCGGAACTTAATAAAGACTTTATCAATGGGATATTTAATAAAGTCATATGCATCTCTAAGAAAATAGCGTCCAGAGAGTTTACTAAAGGTCTGAAAGCGCTGTCGATTTTCCTTAAACCAAGATGATGTAAAAAATCCGTGAATGAGTGTGGCTTCACCTTGACTCTTTACAAGTGTGGTAGCAGTGATTGTCATATAATGATCAACATGTGATTGTAGAAAATCCTTCTCTTCATCTGATGCAGATCCAGTTTCTAGAAGGACAATGAAAGAATTGGGTACCTTTTTGCGAATCGATTGAATACTCAGTAGTATCTGTTGAATACGAACATGTGTAGGAAATGCTGAGGTTTCTGTAGTGGGCTTTACTGCACACGTAATATAAAAAAGATTGCGATTTTCTTTTACAGTATCTATATGAGGTAAAGTAACTTCACATACCTCATCTTTCAAAATATGATACTCTTTTATAAAGGGGACATTTTTAATATATAGAACCCCTCTTTTTCCAGTTGTATAAAAAGTCTGCGCAATTGTATCTAGATGTATCTGAAGGTTTTCTAAAGAATCATCTATCTTATATGAAATGGGTTCAAATTGAAAGTCTTCGCGTGTATATGAATACTGTAGTGAAAATTCATTTAAATCAATTGACACTGCAGGTTCATTATATAGTTCGTAGTGAAAGTGGTCGCCCTTATAAATTGTCTCTATCTCTTTTTGGAAGCTGCTTTCAAAATAGAGTAAAGAGAATATTGTCTTTAGCCAGTTTATTTCAGGTAGTTTAGAATAAAAACACTCTTTTGAAGGAATTTTAATCTTACAGGGTAACTTTTGAAAGTCTGCTCCATATGTGTCTACAAATTTAAAATAGGTTGAATTACATTTAATGAAGTGCTCTTTATCTTTCTTTCCATCATAGGGTATAGAAAGATTTACAGGATCTCCTCGTTGGTTCATAACATATAATGGGTGAGTTTCATTTGGATAATAATCATCATACATTAGATGAAATGGTATAAACTGTGTAGTTAGATATATAGTGACTTCATGTGGCTGTCGTGTACATAAACTAAGTGCCTTAGCAAAGGGTTCAACACGATATGAATCAATTATAAATACCCAATCTGCTACGAATCTTTCATCATAATAGTGTACTACTGGAGATACCAAAATAATACCACTCTCATTCCATTTATTCCATGAAACTATAGGAATACGATAGAGAATATCAAATCGAAGAATTACAAAGCGACTATAGTTTGTTTTATTTTTAATCATATAGTCTCCCACATCATTCATATTTTGAAGTTGAGAAATTTTTGGCTTTATAATGACTTCATTTGCATTTAATATTTTTGATAGTTGGTTAAGAAGAGGAGACTCATAGGTTATAAAAGTTACTTTATAAAGGCTTGGGTCTAAATGTGCAAAAATTGTTTCATGCCAATTCTGAATAACTTCTTGAGTTAGTGGAGGTCTATCATTTCGAAAAATATCACCTCTAAAGATAAAACAGATAGTCATTTACTACGTATTAGATAAATTCTTTAGATAAGGCCTAAGAATAGAGGCTTACTATCATTAATGGCTATTCTAATTGTAGGCGCTGGTCTTTCAGGATGTGTACTTGCTGAACGATATGCAAGTATAGGAAAAAAAGTTCTTGTGATTGAAAAGCGGGACCATATTGCAGGAAACTGTTATGATTATAAAGATACAAATGGTATTCTTATGAATAAATATGGTGCACATATCTTTCACACAAAATCTGAAAAGGTGTGGACTTATGTGAATCGATTTGCAAAGTGGGTTCCATGGCATCATAAAGTGTATGGAACCTATAAGGGTAAAGTCTTTCCTGTACCAATCAATATAACAACTGTGAATAGCTTATATGATACCAACCTCCAAACAGCAGATGAAATGCGGACTTTTCTTGAATCGAAACAAGTTCCTACTCAATCTCCGCAGAACTCAGAAGAGCTCGGCCTTGCACGATTTGGTAGGGATATCTATGAGAAGGTGCTTGAGGGATATACAATGAAACAGTGGAATAAAAGTCCGCGGGAACTTGATGCCAGTGTCTTGTCTCGTATACCGATTCGTTATTCATTTGAAGAGGGGTATTTCGATGATCCGCATCAGGCACTTCCTGAAGGGGGGTATACTGCTTTTTGTGCAGCCATGCTAGACCATCCAAATATTACTGTAAACCTCAATACAGACTTTCAAAAGGGTGATGCAGACTATGAAAAGATTTTCTACACTGGCCCAATTGATGCTTATTTTCAAGAGGTTGGCTTACCTAAATTAGAGTATAGGTCTCTTCGATTTGAGATTGAACAGTTATCAATGCCGTATTTTCAAGCAAACTCTGTTATCAACTATACAGATAAGGAGGTACCTTATACACGAATCATAGAATATAAGCATTTTTTGAATCAACAGGTGCCAACAACTACAATTGTGAAGGAGTATTCATCAGATGTAGGAGAGCCTTATTATCCAATACCGAATCCTGAGAATCAGGCACTTTACGAAAGATATAGACAACTTGCGATACAAGAGAAGAATATCTATTTTGTAGGTCGCTTGGCAAATTATAAATACTTTAATATGGATGATGCGATATTAAATGCACTTGAGCTTTTTGAATCTATAGTATACCAATCTAAAGAATAAAAATAGTAATACAGTAAATGCTTACACTTACTGTAAATGAATTAGTTCACAATGAAGATTTAACTGAATACTCTAAATATGTAGAGTGGAAGCAGGATGTACTTGAATTTTTTAAAGCAGATGCGGGTCGTGAACACTATAAACTGCTCTCATTTTTAGTAAAACAACTCCCTCCACAAACAATTGTAGGAGATATTGGAACGTGTTATGGATTAAGTGGAGTTGCTCTCGCAGTAAATCCAAATGTGGCTGTAATTTCATATGACATTGTGGATTGCTTTGAAGCGTATTCTAATGTATCAAAAGGAAAACTCACAATGAAGGACTGTCCTCGCGTATATTACCGTGTGGCAAATTGCCTTGAGCCATCTGAACTTGCAATTATTAAGAATCTTCCTTTACTATTTTTAGATGTGGATCCTCACGATGGCCTACAAGAGATTAATATTATTCAAGCTCTTCTCAAGGTAGGATATACAGGAATCATTGTATGTGATGATATTCATCTAAATCCACAGATGGAGGATTGGTGGTCAGTTAAGATGCCGGCTTTTTTCCCTCAACTAAAACGTGTCGATTTAACTAAATATGGCCACTGGTCAGGTACAGGTGCTATTGTGTTTGATTCATCTAAGTATGATATTGTAGTTACATAAAACTTATGAGTCGCGAGGTGTGAAATCACTCTTTTCTTGCTCAGTTAGACTAAATGTGTCAACATCTAGTGTAAATGTAGGCTCTTTATCTGTATTATATAGAAATCGTTTTGCTGTATGAATCTTTTCAAGTTCTTCGGTAAATGGACTCTCAAAAGATATCCATTCAAATACAGTATAGAGATAACAGATTTCAGGAATTTTTTCTAGTATTGATTCTTGATTATACAGTTTAATTCTACAGTGCTCTGTATTAGGATATCCGTTATTGTTTTTAATAATACTTGAGTATGTCCTACTGCATTCTAAGACATCTGTTTCAGAAAA